GTTTGTTTTAAGAATCAAGTTTCCTGAACCTGTATCCTCAACATAACTACTAGTACCATCATGATAAATCTGTAGGTCATCACCTGCACCGAAGATAGCCTTGCCGTTGTCTTGGAAAGTTATATTACCGCTAGGGTTAGTACCAAGCTCAACAATGCTACCACCGTTGTCCTCAGTAAATAATCGTTTGTCAGCTACATTGACCGCCAGTTCACCCTGTACAAGATCACTTGCTGTAGGGACGGCAGAAGCAGTTGAACTATTCTTTGTTACAATTTTTGTTGCCATGTTTATATACCTTTAGTATGTGCCGCCATTGAGCGTACCAGTAGTCATGTTGTCTGCGTTAAGTGTTGAATTAGATTGTAAAGCTGAAGCAGCCAATGCGCCTTGTGCCGCTGTTGCATAGTCAGTAGACGCTGTAGTTGCCGCAGTGCCTAAGCCTAAGTTAGTTCTAGCTGTACTTGCGCTAGCTAAGTCGGACAGGTTGTTAGCCTTCAGTGCCGCTGATGCTAATGTACTAGCGGCATTGGATGCACTAGTAGCCGCTGACGTAGCACTGCTAGCCGCTGCTGTTGCACTAGCTGCTGCATTAGTCTCAGCAGTCTCTGCGTTAGTCTCCGCTGTCTCTGCATTGGTCTGAGCAGTGGATGCCGCTGTAGCACTAGTGGCTGCATTGCTTGCCTGTGTAGACGCTGTAGATGCGCTAGAGGCCGCTGCTGTGGCACTGGTGCTTGCTTCACTTGCCTTAGTTGTCGATGTTGCCGCACTAGTCGCTGATGCAGTAGCACTGTTAGCAGAGTTAGTAGCTGACGTAGATGCTGCTGTGGCTGATGTAGCGGCATTAGTCTCTGATGTACTAGCCGCTGTAGCACTGTTGCTTGCGTTAGTAGCGGAAGTAGCTGCACCACTTGCTGAACCTGCTGATGCTGTAGCTGAGTCACTAGCATTCGTAGCTGATGTTGCCGCATTAGATGCTGACGTAGCCGCATTGCTTTCAGAGGTGGAAGCGTTAGATGCGCTAGTAGATGCCTCTGATGCCTTAGTCGTAGCCGTAGATGCGCTGTTAGACGCACTGGTTGCGCTTGTAGCGGCTTCTGTGGCTTTAGTAGTAGCAGTGGTAGCGGAAGTGCTTGCGTTGCTCTCAGAGGTACTAGCGGCTGTCTCAGAGGCACTGGCTGCTGTAGCACTTGTAGCCGCATTGGCAGCACTAGTGGCCGCATTAGTCTCTGAAGTTGCTGCGGCAGTCGCTGAGTTACTTGCGGCAGTAGCATACCCTGCAACACCTGAAGCACTGTTGGCCGCATCAGTTGCAGATGTAGCCGCCTGAGTTGCTTTGGTAGATGCTGTGGTTGCAGAGTTAGCCGCATCAACAGCACTGGCCGCTGCATCGCTTGCTTTCGTAGTAGCTATGACAGCTTGTTCTGTAACGGCTAATAGCGTGGCGTCCGTATTGGAATCACCTGCACCACCGTCACCTCTAAATATAGCCATTAATAACTCCTACGAAAACAAACAAAAGGAAAAAGGGAAAGGGGACTCCGTAGAATCCCCTTAGTTGTATCAGCTTACTGAACAGCCAATACGAATCCTGCTTCAGGACGCATTACTTGACAACCGTAAAGCGTATCAGCAGTGTAGAGAGTACCCAAGAACTCTTGCTTGTACTGAGTCTGTGAGCGAACGCCTTGCTGCTCTGCAAGAACATTGGTGTCCTTGTGGATTAGCTGTGCGCCACGTACACCAGATTCAATAGTAGGTACGTTAGTAGAAACGAATACATCAACGCCATAGAGGTTACCAATCTTGCCAGTCTCTACGCCTTTGCCATTAACAAAGTCAGTAGAAGTGTAGCGATCAATACCCATGATAGCGTTACGCAGTGAAGGAGGAACGATAAAGCTACGTCCGTCCATAGGAACGTCTGCGTCATCCATCTTCTGAATCAATGCGCGGAACGCACCGTCAGTGAAGGCATTAACGTCAGCAGTGCCGTCAGCATCGTAGGCTTCCAAAGCTCCACCAGAAGTGATCTGGAATGCAGCGTTGTGTACCCAAGAAGAACCGTCACCGTTACCGAAAGACTTACCAAGAGTAAACAGATCATCGTCTACTTGCTTGGCTAGGCCGTAACCTGCGTCACCAGTGTAGAACTGACGCAAAGAAGCGAGAGCCTGTACTTCGGTGATGTCTTCAATCATGCGTGAAAACTCAAAGTGCTTGTTGATGTTGATAAGTACTTCAGACTCAACAGCGTTCTGAATAGTAACTGCAACACCTTCGGCTTTGGCGTGAGCCGCACCACGAGTTGGCTTAGGAACATGGATGGTGTCGCCTTTCTTACCAGTCATGCTCATTTTTTTAACGAGGTTAGCTAGAACAAGATTGCTCTTGTATGCAGCAATTACTTCGTCACTCCAGATTTCTGGAATAAATTTAGCAGCAGATGTGTTGTCTACTGCACCGCCCATTGCGGGATATACTGAATCAGTCATAATAATAGTCCTATAATGAAATTAGTTTCGGACTCTCCCTTCAGCATATGCTTGCATGATTTCATCAGACAAAGACAAATACCTATCAGGATCATCCTGCATTAGTTTAATAATGTCTGAGCGTCTATAGACCTTTCGCGTTGCTGTCTCACCACTTCCCTTTGCACCGCCTGTTGAGGCAGTCTTGACAGCTCGCTTCCTGCTTGCTTTCTCCTGTGCTACAGTCTGACCAACAGCTTGTTGACGTTCCTTCCATAAACTGAAAAGCTCATCAGCGGCTTCATAGTCATACTGCGTATCCGCTTGCGCAAAGAGTTGAGTACGAATCTTTGATCCTTTAATCCAATCAACAAACTTACCATCTTGCAGAATCTCTTGCATGTCGGGATGACGTTGTTGCAATTGAGCCTGTGCAGTCTGTTGCTTGTACTGCTGTGTTTGTGCTTCAGCAGCTTTGATTGAAGGATGATTCTTAATCGCTCTTTCGACAGCCTTGTCGGGATCAGAGAAAAAGTCTATATCTTCTTCAGCTTCTTGTGGTGCTTGTGTTGTCGTGTCGAGTTGTGTCTGTATGTAGTCGTCAACAACTTTACGTAGCTCCCCTACTTCGCTGCTCTGTCGGCCTAATAACTTCTCAGCCTCCTGATGCATCCGTACAATCTCAGCCGTTGACTTTCCTTTGTACTTGTCAGGGATTTCTTCCTGTTCTTGAGGAGTTTCCTGTAATTCAGGTTCCTCAGTTACTTGATCTACTACTTCTTCGTTGTTGTCTAGTTCTTCTTCTTCTACTGGACGCTCGTCTATTAGTGTTGCCATTATTAAACTCCGTGATTTCTCATTATGGAGGTGTATTATGTAAGGATTCGGTTAGGAGTTAGCCTTACGCTCTTGCTGTAGCTTCTGTGCCCTGTTCCTCTCCCACTGCCTAGTTGCACCTAAAAAATCACCAGACAGAGGGTCTAACTTGGAACGCACAGGACTTACAATTCTTTGTGCTATCTTGTCACAGTCTAAACACGGTATGTGAGTACATTCAGAATCAACTAGTCTTTCGTTGATGTGACCGTCATCACACTTAAAGTCAACCAGTATACGCATTACTCTGTAGCTTCTTCTTCTTGTGCGTCTTCTAGTTGTTGCTGTTCAGCCGTATCAAGCTGTGCTTCAAGATTAAGTAGATTAGCTATGATGGAGAGTTGGCCTTTACGAAAGTGCAGGTCTTCCACATCTTTAGTTAATTCTACTGAGTTAATCATTACCGCATTAGAGTTCAGGTCTTCTAGCAGTTGTTTCCAACCTTCTGAACGAAACATATCTCTCATGTTGCGGTAATATAGTTCTAGCTTAGGGTCTATCATACTGTTTCTCCAATAAGGACAGTTGAGTTAATGTTAATGTACCCTGTTATTATAACATAAAAGCATAAGAAAGTCAAGCATTATTTCTTATTTTTACTTGACTTCTGTGCAGTTTTGTTGTATATGGCGTCCCAGTTGCTAGCAAACTTCTTCTGGTCTGTCTTTCTCTGGGCACTACCTTTGCCACCGTGGGTCTGACCTTTCATCGTTTCTTACCCTTATGTAGGCCATGTTTAGCGTGTTGCTTACCCTTGGCAGTGGCTTCTCGTTTCTTCTTATTAGCAGCCGCTAGCTTCTTCTTACCTGCTGCGGTTGATTTTAGTTTCTTTATAGTCTTAGATGGTGCGTAGACTTCGCCTGTTTCTGATGACTTTTTACCGCTAGGTGTACGCCCCTTCTGCTTA